ACCCAGAAGATCCTCATCACCTGCACCGCAGGCAGTATTGATGCGACGGTGGGGGATGCGGTGGTGGGTGCAGCTCAACTAGAACGTGATGCCGCAACTAATGAAATCGGACTAGCTGGTCCAGCGACCGATAATGCAATCGAAGAAGCTTTCCGCTTGGCCTTCAGCCAGATTGTGCCCAAGACCACGCCGACTGTGGTGGAGACTGTACCGACGCTGGCGATGACGGGCACTCGCTACTACATTGATCCTATCGCTGGCAATAACTCGCTGGCGGGTACGTCCAAGGCAACTGCGTGGGCCAGCATCACCAAGCTGATCAGCCTCAATCCCGGCGCCGGGGCAGTGATCCACCTTGCCGACGACAGCATTTCCGATTTTGCCGATACCTTTGCCGTCTACAAGGCGCGTACAACCTTCCCGTATAACGGCATCGACAACTTCCGTGGCACTGCGGCGCAGCCGATCATCATCAAGCCCTACACGGCACGTCCCGGCTCGACGCAGAAGCGCCCCATCATTCGCTATTACGGCGTGCTGGCCACCAGCGACTGGACGCAGGAAACCGGCATCGGCCCGAACGTCTGGTCTGCGCCATTCACCGGCACCTTCGCCAACGATGTTTCGTCGCGGATGCTGTTCGGCCCCAACAAGGTTCTTGGCGTGGCTCCACGCCAGCAGGTCGTTGGCCAGGCCTACGGCAACACGCCGCAGCAGCTCGCCAAAGATCGTGATTTCGCCTTCGATGGCACTAAGCTGTACGTCTATTCGTCGGGCGGCAATCCCACCACCTACTACAACGGCGTGTATCTTGCCGGCCAGCCGGTATTTTCATCGTCATGGGAAGGCGGCCACCACACCAAGTGGGTCGGCCTGCGCTTTGAATACTGCAACGGCTTCATCCTTGAATACTCGTCCACCAACGCCAATTCGGTGCAGGGCTTCGAGATTTCCGACTGTGTTTTCTATCGCTGCAACCCCGGCTATTTTGCCAACAAGGCCACGGCTGGTTCGGCGTCCGAAATGGTGGTGACGTTCAAGAATTTGCGCCTCATTGAAACGCCGTCGTCGGGCATCCGACTGGGCAGCACCACCGGCACGGCAGGCAACACTATGAGCTGGGAAGTGCTCAAGGTGCGCGTCTATGGCGGCAATTACTGCTCGTCCGTGGGCGGCGCGCTGCTATACAACCAAGCGAAAGGCGGCACCAAGCATATCGTGTGGGGCTGCTACGGCTACGACTGCCGCAATGGCACTGGCGGCAACAACATCGATGGCGCGTTTGTCTACCACGACGTTTCCTCGCGTGACAATATTACGGCATTCAACATCGCCGAGCGCTGCGGCGTCCCGTTCCAGTTGAACAATTCGGTGAACTCCACGATGGTTGCAAATGCCACCATCGATTGCATCGGCCTTGCGCAGATCACCGGCGCGCCGGACGTGAACACGCCAAACCAGTCGTACATTTGCGCGCACAACACATGGCTCTGGACCGGGCGCGTCAACAGCGCGGATATCCCAATCGGCCCTTCGGCACCGAAGTTTGCTACCGGCGCAGTCATCACCGAGTTCAACGACCAGGTTGGCGCGTTTGGTTCTGGCAACAAGTTCACCAATCTGGTAATCGCTAACAACTTGGCGGTGTCGGCCGATCCCGCATCTGCCAACAAGCCGATGCTGTCGTACATCCTGAGCCAAGTTACCACGGCCCTGATCGCAGGCAATGCAGCCGCTGGCCTCGGTGCGGTGTTGGCGAAGGACAACGGCGTGGACAGCACCGCAACTGGCAATGTGATTGCGCTGGCGGCGTCGCTGGCTGATATCGAAACTTGGCTGCCGAATGCACGTACTGGCAATGCTCGCCCGGCGAAAGATACCCCGCTTGCTGGTATCGGCGCCGCGCTCTCGATCCAGTACCAGGACATCGCCGGGAAGAACTTTGCCGCACGGCCCACGCCAGGTTGCTATGAGACTCTGGTTTAACGCCATGACACTGACCGTTGAAACCGGCACCGGCCTGCCGAATGCCGAGAGCTACGCAAGCGTGGAGCAAGCTGACGCGTACCACGCAAAGCGACTGAATGCGATCTGGGCGTCGCTCGATGCCCCGACCAAAGAGGGCCTGCTGATCAAGGCCACCGAGTACATTGTTGGCCAGTATCGCGAGCGGTGGAAGGGCGTGCGCACCAACACGACGCAGGCGCTGGACTGGCCGCGTTACAACGTGCAGCTGCCGGACGTAGGCTTCGGTCAAGTCGCAGCCTACGTGCCCTCGAACGTGGTGCCGGCCGAGGTGGTGAGCGCCTGCTGCTGGCTGGCGCTGCAGGCGAGCAGCGGCGACTTGGCGCCGAACCTCGACCGCACGATCAAGCAGGACACCGTCGGCCCCATCACCACGATTTACTCGGACGGCGCGCCGGAGCGCCCGCGCTACACGGCGGTCGACAGCATGCTGGCCGCGTACCTGTGCGGCTCGCGCAACTCGGGAAGGTTGGTGCGCGGATGAACTGGCTGGGCCGAGACACGGTGCGCGCGCCGCACCTCTTGCTCTGCTTGTCCGAAAAGGAGTACCTGCGCGCAGCGAAGCATTGCGGGTTGGAGCAGCCGTCATCATGGCTCGGCGCCGCAGCAGCAGGCACGTGCCACACATGGGAGAAGGGCGGGAAGTTGATTTGCATCGTTTGCATACGCCCACCCGGCGAAGGTGCCGACCCGATTCAAGTGGCGTGCTCGCTTGTTCACGAAGCTGTGCACGTTTTTCAGGAGCTGTGCCAAAGCATCGGCGAAGCCAGTCCCTCGTCCGAATTTGAGGCGTATTCGATTGAACGTATAAGCGAGCAGCTGATGCGCGAGTTCCTGCGTCGAATGGAGGCTTCGTGACCGACTACCTCGCCAAAGCAAAAAATGCTGACAAGACCTTTCGCCGCTATGGCCAGCTGCTGACTCTGACGTTCAAGCAGCCCGGCACCTACGTCGGCGGCGCGGTCGTACCGGGCACGTCCGTCATCAAGCGCGCATGGGGCATCGAGACCGGTGTCACCGCGCACGACCTGGGCGTCGGGACGATCAACGGCACGCTGATCGAGTCTGGCGACCGCAAGATCCTCATGTCTGCATTCGACGATAGCGGCGCGGCGCTGCCGGAGATGAAAGAGGACGACCTGGTGCTGGCCGGTGGCGTGACCTACAAGGTCAAGAACGTCGACAAGGTAGCGCCGGCCGGCGTGGTCGTCATGTGGCAGTTGGTAGGCCGGATCTGATGGCTTCGTTTTCGTTGTTTATCGCCGAATGGTGCAAGAAGGTCGGTGGTGACCTTGATACCGTCGTGCGCTACTGCGGCATGGCCGTCGACGGCAAGCTGATGTACCGCTCGCCAGTCGGTGATCCAACAACGTGGAAGGTCAATCCGAACAAACCAAAGGTGTTCGGCAAATTCGGCGCGGCCGGGCCGAAGGCAAACTGGCAACTGGGCTTCATGAGCAAGGGCGCGTCGACGTATCGAATGTCCGGCGCCGGCTACGTGGGCGGCCGCTTCCGTGGTGCTTGGATGGTCTCCATCGGAGCTCCGGACAATTCGCTCGGCACGGTGCTGGACCCGAGCGGAAATATCACGTTGGTGGCGCACAGGGCGATTCTCGCAGCGGCGAAGGCCGGCGACGTGATCCACTTCCGCAACAACATGCCCTATGCGGAACGGCTGGAAAAGGGCTGGTCGAAGCAGGCGCCGCTGGGCATCGTCGCCCTGACCGTGGTCGAGTGGCGCACCATCGTTGACAACGTCGTGAACGGAATCCGCAGCGGTACCAGCGCCGAGGACTTCGCGCAGGGCTTCAAGACTTATTCGCTATGAGCATCCCAAACATCCGAAACGCGCTGGAATATGCGCTGGCCAGCATCATGCCGACCATCGATATCGTGCACGAGAACGGCGAACGGTACGAGCCGCAAGATGGCGTGCCGTACTGCGAGGCCTACTTGCTCGTGGCCGACCCAAGCAATCCGGTGGTGGGCCAAGCCTTCCACCGAGAGCTGGGAATCTTCCAGATCAACCTTCAATACCCGCTCTTGGCCGGCACACTCGAATGCGCCATGCGCGCTGAACAGCTGCGTGCGGTGTTCAATCGCGGCGCAACCTTCATCGATGGCGGCGTGACAGTCCAGATCGACAAAACGCCAGAGATCGCCGCCGGCGCGCCGGAAGAGGGGCGCTGGCGCCAGACCGTGCGCATCCGCTGGCACGCCGACATTTTCACCGCATAACCACCGACCGTCGAAAGGCGGTTTTTTCATTCCGGCTCGCCATGTGCGGGCCTTTTTTATTTCCGAAAGGCTTCACATGTCCGCTACTGCAAATGGTATTAACACCCTGCTGGTGCTGGCCAAGCAATCTGCCGAAGGCACCAAGGCGCTGGCCGCCGGCGGCCAGATCTATCCGAACGTCACCTCGACTTTCGACACCGACGCTGACAAGTACTCGAGCAACGAGAAAGACCCGAGCCAGCAGCAGGGTGACACCCGCCTGGGCAACTTCCGCACCAGTGGCGACCTGAAAGGCGAGGCTTCGTGCGGCACCTATGCCATCCTGATGGCCGCGTTGATGCGACGTGACTTCACGTTGGGCGGCAGTACGGCGGCGGCCACGACCATCGCGGCGGTTGCCGATGGCTTTACCCGCACCGCCGGTTCGTTCCTGGCGGACGGGCACCGGGCCGGAACGGTCGTCCGCGTCACTGGCTTCGTTGCACCAGCGCTGGCGAACAACGCGAAGAACTTCTTCATCACCAGCGCGACGGCGCTGAAACTGACAGGCCAGTATCTGGATGGCAGCACCATCGTCACCAAGGCCGCCGGTGATAACGTCGCCATCGCAGCCCCGGGCAAGCGCACCTATACCCCGCTGACCGGCCACACCACCGATTTCTTCACCGCTGAGATCCAGCAGCCAGATATTTTGGTCCACCGCACCTTCGTCGATCAGCTGGTCAGCAAGATGGACATGGCCGTGCAGCCAAACGGCATGACCAGTTGCGACTTTACCTTCATGGGTAAGCGCGAGGATCCAACCACGCCGGCGGCCTACTTCACCGGGCCCACCGCAGCACCCAATACCGGCAAGTTCTCGGGTGCCACTGCGATGTTGTCGGTAGCAGGCATCCCCTCGCAAATCTGCACCGGTATGTCTGTATCGCTGGATGGCCAGGTCAAGATTGACCCGGTCATCGGATCCAAGTACGCAACGGCCGCCTCGCGAGGCAAGGTGCTGGGCACTGGCCAATTCACCGTGCTGATGCAGGATAGCGCATACATCGACTACTTCAAGTCGGAAACCGAGGTGTCGCTTGCCTACGCGATGGCAGCCAGTAACCTGCCGCTCGCCGACGTTCTGGCGCTCCAGATGGGGCGCATCAAAATCACTTCCGCCAAGGTAGATGACGGCGAGAAGAACAAGATCGTCACCTGCCAGTTCGACATCCTGCGTTACAAGGGCACTGACCTGCAGCACGAGTTGACCACGCTGGCCATCCAGGACACCACTCTGTAATTCACCACCGGCTAGGCCGGCAAATCTCTTTGGCGCAAGCCATCACCAGCACCGGCCGGTCGCTGTCGCCTTCGCGGGCGCGGCGGCCGGCACGGGCACCTATTCACCCGCGAAGAAAGGAAACACCATGAACACTGCTCAAACCATCGCCGCCGCTGGCTTCGATATTGCCAACCTGACCGCCACCGACACGGCACCGGTGACCCACAACGTCGACGTACTGTTCGATGATGATGGCAATGCCACTGCCGGCTTCACCATCGTTGGCAAGAATAGCCCGGAATACCAGGCTGAAAGCCACGCTGTGCGCGCCGATGCGCATAAGCGGTCCGCCATCCGCAAGTCCGCAATCGACGTTAAAACCGATGAGGGCGCGAGCAAGCTGGTCGATGTAATCGACAGCAACGCAACTCGCCTGGCGCTGTCTGTCGTCACCGGCTGGTACGGCTTCACCAGCGCCGGCGTGCCGGTGCCGTTCGATAAGAAGCTGGTGCTGTCGGCGTTCAAGAAGTACCCGACCTGGGAGGACAAGGTCAACGCCGCGCTGGAGGTTGACTCCAATTTTTTGAAGGTCTCGTCGCCAGCCTCCTCGACTTCGCCAACCACCAGTTCGAACGGCTAAGCAAGGCCGCCGACGGTAGCTCGGTCGGCGAGCACGTCGACGCCGCGAAGCGCCACCCGCTCTACAAAGCTCCCGAGGAGCCGGTGGCGCCGGATCTGCCGCACGAAATCGCCTACATCTGGGAGTGGTTCAAAAAGCTCAGCCGAAAACGGCAGAGTGGAATGGGGCCGCTCCCAATCTCCAGTGAAGAAGTACTCGCGTGGTGCGCGCGTCAACGCGTCTCCTTCGAGCCGCACGAGCACGACATTCTCGACAGGCTCGACGACCTGTACCTGTCGCACCAATACAAGAAGGATAAGTGATGCCTGATATCGCCAGCCTTGGTCTACAAATCGACACCACTCAAGTGGTCGATGGCAAGAAGGCGCTCGACCAGTTCGCAGACTCGAGCGTCAAAGCGGACCAAGGCGCGCGCTCGCTCAACGGGCAGATGAACGACACGGCGAAGATCATGCGTGCGCAAGCGGCCGAGGCGCGCGCGACTGCAGCCGCAAACACCGCGCTGGGCACTTCGAGTGGCACAGCCAGCGTTGGTGCCCAGATCTTCATCGAGAAGTTGCAGGACCAGGTCGCGGTGCTGGGCATGAGTCGTTCGCAGCTCGCTGCATACCAAGCCGCGCAACTGGGTGTTTCGAAGGAGGCTGAGGCCTCCGTGGCAAAGCTGAAAGCGTACGAGGATGCCATCAAGGCCGCTGCCGACGCGAAGGCTGAGGCCGCAAAGCAGGCCAACATCCTGACGGACTCCATCAAGCTGCTCGTCGCCGGCTATGGCGCGCTCAAGTTGGGTGAGTATGTCAAGGATGCCGCGCTGCTGGCCGCCCGGTACGAGACGCTAGGCGTGGTCACCGAAGTGGTGGGCCGCAACGCCGGCTACACCAAGGCCCAGATGGACACTGCGACCGAGGCTATCGCAGCTCAGGGCATTACGATGCTGGAATCCCGCCAGTCGGCTATCAAGTTGGTGCAGGCGCACGTGGACCTAAAAAATGCGACAGGCCTGGCCAGGATCGCACAGGACGCCGCCGTCATCGGCAACATCAACTCCTCGGAAGCGTTTGATCGTCTGGTCAACGGTATTTCGCGTGGGAACGTGCTGATCTTACGAAATATCGGCATCAACGTGAACTTGCAGTCAGCCTACCAGCAAATGGCAGACTCAATCGGCAAAACCACCAAGGAACTCACCGAGAACGAGCGAGTGCAAGCGCGCACCAATGCGGTCTTCGAACATGGGACTGATATCGCCGGCACTTACACGGCAGCGATGGATACTGCTGGCAAGCAGCTGAAATCGATGCAGCGCTATACGGAAGACCTGAAGACTGTCATCGGAGAGACTTTCAACGAGACGCTGACCATCGCCGTGATGGCGTTGACCGACGGCCTGAAGGATGCCAACAAAGAAGTATCCGAACTGTCGAAGAATCAGCAGCTGCATGAGTGGGGGCGTTCGCTTGCCGACGTGTTTATCTGGGTCGCCAACAAGGTCGGAAATGCTACGACCCTTCTGCAACAGGCGTGGTCTTGGGCAGATCACAAATCCGCTCGCGACGACATCAATGCAAAGTACGACGGGCAGGTCGAGGAAGCACTCAGCCAAGGCGGAATGTTTGACGTGTCGAAGCGGAATGAGGCGCAGCGACGCATTAACGCCGAGCGTGCTGCGGCGCTTGCCGAGGAGGAGGTGGCATACGTCACGCATCAGGCCAAGCTATCGACACAGTATGATGCCTTCGCCAAAGCAGGTGCAGAGCGAGAAGCAACGATCGCCGCCAAGCACAAGGCAGAGACCGAAGCGCGCCTCAAGATCGACCAGGACTATTCGAAAGCCGCGTCCGACATTCTGTTGAAGTCCGCCGCTCAAGGTGCTGCTGCGCAAGAGGCGGCACGTCAGAAAGTGATCGCGTTGTATAGCGCCACGTATGTGGGCACGCCTACTTTTCGCGACACCGAGGGCCGGGAGCCGAAACCGAAGGTTGACAAGGTCGCCAGCACCGAGCTGGATGATCGCCTGGCGCGCATTCAGGATGAGGTGAACGCCGATAAGGAAATGTACGAGACCATGCAGCGCATGGAGGATATGTTCCATGCTGCTGGCAAGATGGGTGATGAGGAGTACTATCAACTCAAGCGCGATCACATCGACGCCGCACTCAAGGATCAGGTCTACGGCTACAACAAACAGATCGCCGAGCTGAAGGCCTACCAAAATGGCACGGAGGCCGAAGCGGCGAAGCACGCTAAGCAGATCAGCGATATCGAGGCGAAGCGCGCAGCTGCTGGTGTCAAGGCTCAAGACGAGCTCAGCCTGTTGGATGCGAAGGAATTCTTGCGCAAGGACGCCGTTGCCGCTGCTTCGGGCGCTGCGGCCAACAAGTACCTCGCCGGTCTCGATCAAGAAGCCAAGAAACTCGAGGATGCGAACGCCGCGCATGAGACCTCTCGCGGCGCTGTCGAACGGGAGACTATCGCACGACTGGACTTGGCTATCGCCTACCAGAAGCAGTTCATCGCCGAGCAGGATCCCGCCAAGGCTACAGCCGAGGAGATCGCGCAGGGCCCGGCTGTTCTCAAGTACCTGGAAGACGTGCGCGCCGCGCGTGCGCGCATTGCCGCCGGCCTCGACGTACAGCAGTCCATCCAGTACAAGGACAAGGCGGCCGACCTGGCTATCAAGGACTGGCAGCGCGCCGGTCAGACAATTTCGGAGGGCTTGACCGACGCCTTCGGCAAGGCCGGCAAGGCGGCTGGCGATATGTTTAAGGCCTACGCCCAAGGCATGGAAGGCCAACTCCGCGCCCAGAAGGAACTGATTGCAGCCAAGAAGCTGGCTAACGATGACCCTCAGAAAATCAACGAGATCAACCGCGCCCAGGTCAGCGGTGCACAAGCCCAGATCAAGTCGTACGCCGACATGACTACTGCTGCGCAGGGCTTCTTTGCCGAAGGCTCGCGCGGCTACCAAGCGATGCACGCGGCGTCGGTCTTGCTGCACAGCGCCGAGGTCGCCCTCAGCCTTATCAAGGGCGTCAATGCCGTGCTGACGCAGGGCGAAGGCGATCCATACTCGGCGTTCGCCCGCATGGCCGCGATGGCCGCGATCGTGACCGGCCTCGGGGTGGCGCTGAGCGGTGGTGGCGGGGGTGGTGGTGGGCAGTCGGCCGCCGACGTCCAGAAGGCGCAAGGCACTGGGACGGTCTTCGGCGACACCTCGGCCAAGTCGGATTCGATTCGCCGCTCGATCGAGCAGCTGACCACGAACTCCAACGATATGCTGCCGATTAATCAGGGCATGCTGAATGCGCTTCAGGCTATCGAGTCGGCTATGACTGGGTTGACGAATCTGATCGTTCGCACTCCAGGCCTGACCGACGGTTCGAACTTTGGCGTGCAAGAAGGCGTCACCGGCATTGGCAACGGTTTGACCAGCGCTGTGACGAAACTGACTTCGCTCGGAGTGGGGGGCTGGACTGAATCACTGTCGAACGGACTTGCCAAGTTATGGGGCAAGACGACGCAAACGGTGATTGACTCCGGCTTGCAGTACGGCGGGAGCGTTCGCGGCCTGCAGCAGGGCCAGGGCTTTGAGCAGTATGCGAGCATCGACACCACTAAGTCGAGCTTCTTCGGTCTGTCAAAAAAGACCAGCAACCGCGTCGAAGTTCAGGGCCTGAACGGCGAGCTGTCGAACCAGTTCGGTCTGATCTTTACCAACTTGGACAAAGCGTTGCAATCTGCTGCCACCGCGATGGGCGGATCGGCTGCCGACGTCACCAAGGTGCTGGACAGCCTGACGCTGGAAAGCACGAAGGTGTCGCTCAAGGGACTGACCGGCACTGCGCTGACCGACGCCTTGAACTCCGTCATCTCGAAGTCGATGGACGAGATCGCGCAGGCGGCATTCCCTCAGTTGGACCAGTTCCGTCAGGTTGGCGAAGGGTACGCTGAGACTGTGATGCGCATCGCCAGCGACTACTCGAAGCTCGATGCGATCTTGACCGCCTCTGGCACGACCTTCGGCTCCACCGGCATGGCAAGCATCGCCGCGCGGGAACGATTGATCGAACTCGCGGGCGGCATCGACCAACTGGCCAGCCAGGCCAATGCCTTCAACACGAATTTCCTCACGAAGGCGGAGCAACTGGCGCCGGTGCAGAAGTACGTCACCGACCAGCTGGCCGCGATGGGTCTGCAAAGCCTCGACACCCGTGACAAGTTCAAGGAGTACGTGCTGGGCCTGGCCAACTCTGGCGCACTCGCAACCGAGGCCGGCGCGCAGCAATACACCGCGCTGCTCGCGCTTGCCGAGGCATTCGCGAAGACGCATGCTGCGACCGAGGACTTGACCAAGTCGGAGCAGGAGATTGCCGACGAGCGCAAGGACTTGCAGCAGCAGTACGATGAGTTGACGCTCAATTCGGTCGACCTGTACAACAAGCAACGTCTGGCCATCGATGCGTCCAATCGCGCCATCGCCGACCAGGTGCAAGCGCTGACGAGGTTCAACAGCGCCCAAGATGCTGCCCAAGGCGCGTATGAGAAGGAGCGCTCCTCGTTGCAATCGATCATCGATAAGCGGCTGCAAGAAGCGGACGCGACGCAGAAAGTGATTGATGGCCTGAAGCTGGGCGATCTGTCCACGCTGTCGCCGGAGCAGAAGTACCTCGAGGCGCAGCGCCAGTTTGACGCCGCAAGCACCGCCGAAGCGAAGAATGCCGCAGCACAAACCCTTCTGACTGCATCGCGAACCTACAACGGCTCGACCGACGCGTACTCGAAAGACTACGCCAAGGTGCAGGGTATCCTGGCCACGCAGCTGGCCTCGCAGAAGTCCGCTGCCACCATCGCGCAGCAGCAGCTCGCGGCGCTGGACAAGCTGGCGGGTGATGTTCTCGGTCTGGATACCAGTGCCGACGACATGGCGAAGGCTGTGCGTGATTTCCAGAAAACCGTGCTGGAACTTGGTGCTGCGATGATTGCACTAGCTAGCGCGAACGCGGTTGCTGGCAAGCCGGATACCGGGAACCTCGGCACCAAAGGAACCAAGGCAATCGACGATGCGCTCAGTGGTATTTACAAGGCGGAGTTCGGCCGTGATGCGGATGCCGCCGGCCTGGCATTCTGGGAGCAGCAGGTGAAAAATGGCGCCACCTACGACCAGGTGGTGACGGCTTTCCGGGCTTCCGATGAGTACAAGGCTATCCACGGCTCGCACGCGAACGGTTTGGAGTACGTGCCCTTCGACGGCTACCGGGCGGAGTTGCACCGTGGTGAGCGAGTCCAGACGGCGTCTCAAGTCGTCCAGGGGGACAAGAACGGCGCCGAAACCGTAGCGTTGCTGCGCGAGGTGATCACGGAATTGCGAGCCGACAAGACCCAGCGTGGCGCTGTGGGCGTTGAGACTTTGAAGAAGCTCGATTTGCTGGCTGCGGAAAACGCGAAGCTGAAGCGCGAACTGCAAAGGGCGTAAGCGATGATCCTGATCGAAATCACGGCCGCCGTCGATGCTGCCGGTACGCTTGCGACCCTCTACCTATCCGATAGCCACTTCATCACCTCGCCGGCCGACACGCCGGCCAACGTGTCGTTCCTCCAGTACTTGAAGGATCCGGGAAGTATTGGCGTGCACGCCTATTCGGATGGCAAGACAACTGGCGGCTCGACGAAGCTGGAGACAGGCGAGATCGTCGTCATCAACAACGGCCGCCGCTTTGATGAGTGGCTCGATTACGGCTTCGACGGCCGCGCCGTGACCATTCGGTCCGGCGCCGGCGGCCGGTACCCGGAGGACTTCCAGGTGCTGTTCACCGGCACGCTGGAAGGGCAGCCCGAGGCGAGCTGGGGACAGATCGTCTTTCGACTGCGGGACAAGCAATACCTCTTCTCCCAGCCGGCGCTGACGACGCGTTACACCGGTGGCAACGTGCTTCCACAGGGATTCGAAGGCACGGCGGCGGACATTATGGGCAAGGTGAAACCGCGCGTTCACGGCACGGTCTTTAACGTGCCAGCAGTGCTGGTCAACACGTCCAAGCTGACCTATCAGGTCAACGATAGCGCGGTGTCATCCATCGGAATGGTGTATGACAGCGGCGCGCCACTTTCGGCCGGAACAACCGATTACCCGACGAAGGAACTGTTGCAGGCATCGACACCAGTAGCCGGCGGCTACAACACCTGCTTAGCCGAGGGATTCTTCCAATTGGCGGCGACGCCGGCCGGGCTGGTGACTGCGGACGTGGTGCAAGGGGCGAGCGCAGCCGATCGTACGGTTGCGCAGGTTCTTCGCCGGCTGGCCGGGGTGTCGTTGGTCGCCAGCGAGATCTCTGCGCCGGATGTCGCTGCTCTCGATGCTACCAGTAGCGCTCCTGTCGGTATTTGGCTAGCTGACGAGAGCACTACCATTCAGTCGGCGATGGACATGGTCGCTGCGAGCATCGGCGCTTGGTTCGGATTTGACGAGCTGGGCGTTCTGCGCATGGGTGTGTTGGCTGAGCCCACCGGCGAGCCGGTGCTTGATCTTCGGGACTTCCATGCATTGGAAGCGATCGAGCGTAGACCTGCGCGCGACAACAGCGTTCCGGTTTGGCGCATCACTATGAAGTACGCCCGCATCTGGTCGGTGCAAACCTCTGGGTTGCTTGGATCGGTCGGCGCCGACCGGCGTGCATACCTGGCGCTGGCCTCGCGCACTGTCGTGTCGCCAGATAGCGACGTCAAAAAAAAGCACCTGCTGGCGACGGATATGGTGGTCGAGGGACTACTCGTCAGCGCCATTGATGCGCAGGCGGAAGCTGATCGTCAATTGCAACTTCAGAAAAAGACTCGCGGGATTTTCGACGTCCCGCTTTCGGTCAGTGCGCTGGCCGACAAGTCGGTGTCGTTGATGAGCGTGGTGCGCCTGACGCTGCCGCGCTTCGACCTCGACTCGGGCAAGTTGTTTCGCGTAATCGGCCGCCGCCTGGAACTGGCAACGAACCAAATTATTCTCACTGTATGGGGTTGATCGATGGCTAATTGTATGATCGGGTTCCCCAATCGCGTCGATGCCGGCATTCTCGCCGGAGGCAGTTGGGCGCCGAAGCTGCCGTTGAAGAATTTGCAGACACGCCTACTGGGCGAGGTGGCACGGTCTACCGATGTCGCGCTGGCCAGCACTCAATTCAACCTCGACCTGGGCAGAAGCCGAAAGGTCCGCATACTCAGCTGGCGGTATCACAACTTTTCTATCAACGCGAAGTTCCGCGCTCGAGCGTACAGCGATGCTGCGCATACACTGCTCATCGATGACTCAGGCTGGCTGCCAGTATGGAAAGTGATCTTTGGCCTGAACAAGTTGGAATGGAAGCATGAGAGCTGGTGGGGGCGGAAGTACACCAGCGAACAGCGCAAGCTCTACGTGCCTGAGCTGATTCACATCCTGCCGGTTGGGAAATACGCACGGTACTGGCTCATTGAATTCGATGACGGCGCCAATCCAGCCGGCTTCGTCCAGATCGGTCGCATGTTTATCGGCGACGCATGGCAGCCCACCATCAACATGAGCTACGATGGTTCTTCGCTTGCATGGGAGTCTACGACCGGAGTGGAGACTGCGATCAGTGGCGCCGAGTTCTTTGATCGAAAGTTCCCCGCCCGTGTTCAACGGGTTGCACTCAACATGCTCGACGAGGATGAGGTCTTCTCCAGCGCCTTCGAGATCCAAGGGCAGGGCGGCATTGATCAGGAAATTCTCTGGATTCATGACCCGGATGACACAACGCAGGCGATCAAACGCCAGTTCACAGCGCGCATGCGCACGCTCTCACCTGTCGAATACCCCACCTTCTCCCGCAACAACGTCGGCTTCGAGCTGAAGGAACTCCTCTAATGACCCAAGTAACCGCAAACGGCAATACCTATTCCGACGACGGCTCGACGCCCAAGGATATGAATGATGGGGGCTATGAACAGTGGTTCTTCCCCATGCTGCAGGACTCGCTGACCGAGGTTCTCGCGCGCCTGACTGCGGCGGCTGGCTCTGAGACTGCGGCGGCGCTCAGCGCGGCAGCGGCTATCGCGGCACCGAACACGAGCGCGACATCTACAAGCTCGGTTATCAATTCCGCCGGCACCAAGACTTTTATTATTCAAACCGGCAAGTCGATCGTGCCAGGGATGTGGGTGACGATCGCGCGGACGACCACGCCCAGCACCACCTGGATGAATGGCGCCGTCACATCCTACAACTCAGCAACTGGTGTCCTGGTCGTTGCTGTAACTCGTGTGGGCGGTAGTGGGACCTACAACAATTGGACCATTACGCTCTCAGCGCCCGGGACTCGCGATACTGGCAACTCACTACAGTCGACCAGCTCGAATTACATCAACACGCCTGTCGCGCAGCGCTATCAAAGCATGGCAGCAGCTGGGGCTGGTGCAGTTTATTCTGTAGACGAGAACGTGACGAGCATCCCCGGTCCGGATGCGCTCGTGCTGCACAACGGCACCGGTGGCTACGGGCATGATGTGCGAGTTGACAGCGCTGTGAGCGGCGGTTCGTTTGGATACATGGGGCCGCGCAAAGAAATCCGGTTGCATGCTGTTAATGGCATTCTCGAAAGCGCTGGCGGACGGCCGTACGGTACCGACGTGATGGCGAAGGTTGCATTCAGCTCTGTCGTTGCAGGCACCAGCGGAATCTATATCAAATCGTTCAAGCTCGATAGCGGCAACACGCTACTGCTTGTGCACGGTGCATCGCTGCATGCAGTGGTGGTCGATTCCAGCGGTAACTTCGGCACGTCTACGCTGATCCGTGCGACGATGAGTGCCGCCGGTGAGGATGCGACCGTAGCGGTGGCAGCGTTGCACAATGGTGCTGATGACGTGCTAATCGCATCCTGCCCGGCAGGCACTACCGCGCTGCAGTCGATGGTACTGCAAATTTCCGGGACCGGGCTAACGCCGAATTCGCCGACGCCGACGACACTCGGCTCTGCGGCGGCGCGGATTGTAGACCTGCTCCCTGTCGGCGTGTTGGGCACTGGCTTCGTGCTCGCCACAATGATTTCGACCACCTCGCTCGCTGTATTTGGCATGCTCATCACGGGTGGCACTTCCGTGTCGGTCTCGTCGTCGCCGAACACGACAACGACGACGGGATCGTGGGGGGCACTGCTGCCGGTGCCGGGAACCGACAATGTCATCGCGCTGGCTACGACCAGTAGTACCGTGCTGACGGCCAAGCCGCTGACTCTCACTCCGAGCAACACCACGCTCACACCTGGTACCTCAGCTACGACCGCGATCACCAGCAATGCTGGCCTCGCAGTGCGATACGACAGCACCAACGCGCTGTGGATGGTGTCACTGACGAATACCAAGGCATCCGTGGTGCGCCTGAGCCTGAGTGGTACTGTGGCCGCCTTCTCGAGTCAGCTGATCGTGCAAACGCTGATCACCACGATCAATACCTTCGCCGCCGGCAGCACGGCATTCGATCTGGCCGGCGCGAACCTGCAGGTGGCCGTGTCCGGCACCGACGCCAGCGGCAGGTTCCTCACCGAGATGACGTCTGTCTCGGTCCCGAGCGGCACGCCGACCGTAGCGGCTACCGCCACTGGCTACATGGCCGCTGCGCACGTGCCGGTCTACCTGATGGGCCGCCAGTGGCAGCTGGCCAGCGCGACGGACGTGGTCTACCTCAACTCGGACAACGCCATCGACGAATGGCGCATGCCTGGTATGGCGACGTTCGGCCAGGCCCTTGCCGCCAATGATCCGCTGTATCCGAAGTCGACCAAAGCGCGCTCGAGCATGCGCAGTTCCAGCCGCGCGATGGCGGTGCTGGACGGCACCAAGGCCAGCTTGCAGTACGACTGCGTCGGCGGATTCGCTGAGGCGACCGCCGGGCCAGTGCGATTCATCAACACGCCGCTCAACTACACAAGCCTCTCGGAGGAAAACGATGTTCTCTGGGCGGCCAGCGGTTCGGCACCATCCCTCAACCTCCACATTCAGAAACTGAGGCTCGCATGACGATTATCTCCTCCGATGCAGGATTGTTCGGCCCGTTCGGCCGCGTAGAAGAGCTGGGCGACCGGCTTCGAGCCTGGGTGACAAGCACACCCGAAGACGCGCCCGGTGCCGACCTGCCTGTTTGTGTCATAGGGCCCTATGAGCTGCTCAACATCGACGTGCCGCCTGGTTTCATCGCGTCGGATTACACCTGGAATGGCGCCAGCCTGCTGCCGAAGGCGCCGCCGGCAATCGAAGCGGAGGCTAATCCATGAGCCCACGCGCAACCGCAACTGAAGAAAAGGAACGCCAATTTGTGGATATGAGAGTCCCGCTTTCGTGGCTGCTGAGCTCGGCCGCCACCATCATCTTCACGCTGGGGGCGACGCTCTGGAACATCGCCGGCCAGTCGAACAAGCTGGACCAGTTGATCATCACCAACCAGAAGCTGGAGAAGCGGCTGGATGACCGCGACACGCGCATCGATAGCCTGCGCGACAAAATCTTTGCGCTGGAGCGCGCCAGCGACAATCTCACCCTGCGCATCGATACCCTCGAACGCGCAAAGAAATGAAAGGAGCCACCTGATGCTTTCCGCACTTATTTCCTTCCTCGGCGGCTCGGTCTTTCGCATGATCTGGGGCGAGCTGTCGTCCTGGCTGACGGCCGGGCAAAACCACAAGCAAGAGATTGAGCGCATGCGGCTACAAGGCGAGCTGGACGCAGCCGCGCACGCGCGCAACCAGGACGCCATCCGCTTGCAGGCAGAGCTGGGCGTCCAGACGATTCGCGTGCAGGGCGAGGCCGATATCGGGCGGGTTGAGGCCGACGGTTGGCTGGCCGCCGTGCGCGGCACCACCACGGCCACCGGTGTATGGTTTGTCGACCTGTGGAATGGAATTATCCGGCCGGCCGTGGCTACCTGGTCCGTCGGAATGATTAGCGGCCACTACCTGAAATGGTGGGTGCTGGACGAGAATGGCTGGTCGGTATGCGGCGCCGCGCTGGGTATCTATCTGGCCGACCGCGCGCTGTTCAAACGGGGCAAGTAATGGCTTCCGCCGACTTACTTGCACGGGCGAGGGCATGGATGCAGGGAGGCGCGGCCACGCCGGTACCGGCCAGCGTGCCGGTGGCGCCGGCTGAGCAGCTGAAGGACAACGAGCAGCTCGCGATCGAGATCGCTGCGGCGCTCTGTCGGCGCTTCGAGGGTTTGTTTATGCACCCGTACCTGTGCCCGGCCGGCGTGCCGTCGATTGGTTATGGCACCACGTACTACGCTGACGGCCGCGCCGTCACGCTGAACGATGCGCCGATCACGAAGGTGCAGGCTGAGCGCCTGCTGGTGCTCCAGATCCGCGACGTCTACCTTCCGGCCGTCCGCCGACTTTGCCCGGGGATCAACACGCCTGAGCGATTGGCCGCTCTGGTCGACTGGTGCTACAACCTCGGCGCCGGCAATCTGAAGACGTCGACACTGCGCCGCCGGATCAACGCTGGGCGATGGCTGGAGGTGCCGGGCGAAATCCGGAAATGGAAGTTCGCCGCCGGGAGGGTACTGCGCGGTTTGGTTCTGCGCCGTGATGCTGAGGCGGGCCTTATCTAATACGGCCTGAGCTCGCAACTCTGGTCTTCAACTTTCCGTCGGCATCAGAGATTCGATATTTTCGGCGCCTGTCTCCGAGCAGATACTGTAGTTCGCGAATGCTGAGACCAGTCTCCTCGTGAATTCTTAGGAGTAATGCTGCTCCGACGGGCATGCGGCGGTGTCGCATTTTGCTGATAAGTGGCGGCTGCACCGAAAGCGTGCGGGCGAGAGCGGCATCATTCTTTGCTTTCAAACGGCTTTGAATCTCGTCAAGAAGGCGATTCGGGTCGTATGGGAGCGTCATTTGGTTCGCGGGAATAATAGTTGGTAAAAAATAATAATACAATAGTTATTTGTCATTTTTCAATCGTGCGGGGATGCTCTATCCTATTGAAATCACGAGCCACCTTATGGAGGGGGTTATGATTTCCTTTGAGCCGGGCGACTTAGTTTGTAGGGCAGGATCGAACTTTCAGATGCTAGTGATTTCCGAGGTGAGCGGGGATTCAGGCGCAGAGAAAGCGACCTACTTTGATTGTGTTTGGGAATTCGATGGAGAGCTCCACTGCGAGACGTTTGAGTCGAAAGATTTGCGTTTATTGCGGAGAGAACGTCGGAAGTTGCCTCGACGGGGGATGTTGCAGTTTCCCCGCAACGATCGGCTACAACTGTCAACACGTGCGTAAAAAGTTGGCTCTAGGACGTCGGAAAATGTTGGAGTTGATATGGCAATGGTGTGCGATAGATAACGAATACCGCGCAAGAGGTATGGCATCTTATAGGCACGATTAATGAAGGAGAGTTAGATGAGCGACGACTTGAAAAACCGTGGTGCGCAGGACCGCGCCCGCATCAACGTGAACGAACCTCACGAGGTTGCCTATTGGACCAAGGAGTTGGGCGTCACGCGTGAGCGCTTGCAGCAACTGGTGAAAGAGGCTGGCACCAGCGCGCAAGCGGTTCGAGAAAAGCTGGCCAGCGACTAACCGGCAGGATCTGACGTGTCGCCGGCGGCTTCAACTATGACGAGGTCGCCAGGGCGAAACACTTCAAAGCGCGGCTCGCCGTCGACCGTCCATTCGCAGTAGATTCCGTTCCGCACGCCTTCCCAGTCGTGCTCTTCACCGAGCGCGGAGGACTTCACCCACATCACCTGGCCATCCGGATCGCCGCGCTGGCGGACGAGACTACCCTCTGGCGGGCGTTCATGTTTTGCTTCGCTGGTCATAATAATCCCATCTGCGTATTTGGCGCTGAGGTGCCCGGCTCGGACTTCTTCGCGCGCGGCGGCACCGGGAATTCCCACGCCCGCATCATCTCGGCTGGGTAGTGGCGTAGGAAGCTGCGTGCGTACTCGGGGTCGGTGCAACTGAGCCAGTCATCCCATTCCGACTGCGGCACGATCACCAGCGCACGCTTTTCATCGTCCGGTTTGTGGAAGCGGCGCATCAGCGGGTGCTCGTCGGCGTTGATCGTCAGCTGCGTGAAGCTATGCTCGGGGCCGGCTTCGCCATCCCACTCGCGCCACAGGCCGGCCACGGCGAACATCGACTGGTCGGACATGCCGATGCCCCAACGCACCGGCTTGCCGCTCTCGTAGTTCGGTTCATAGAATGCAGTCATCGGTACCAGGCACAGCTGTGACTTCTTCCACTGGCCGGAGAACGAGCGCAGCTGTCCGACCGTCTCGGCCCGGGCGTTCATCGTGTCAAACGGGCGCGCGCCGGGCGGGATGCGCTTGCGCGGCACCAGCCCATAGCTCGCCATCAGGCCCTCGCGATTGCCGCCGGCGCCGCGCCGCACGATCGGCGCGCCGTAATCCTTCCACGTCTCAGTTTTCCAGAAACCCGTATCGTGCAGGTCGAGGATCACGCCCATGACGGCGTCCAGCATTTCGGGATCGGGCGGGCGAAAATTCACGCACATGGCGCCTCCTGCGTTGAAACTTAAATAATAGCGCTAATTTCTTTTGGTGATTATACTGTATGTGCGTACAGTATTTATTCGAGGAAATAATGAAGGTGTGGGCATCAAGACGACGAGATGATGGTGTGGCGCTGACCAGCGCGCTGCCAGTGGTAGATGGCGCATCGCTTCTTGAGCTGGTGGTGGTAGAGGTGACGCTCGACGGCAACCGGCGGCCATCGAAAGTAGCGCGCCTGAAACCGATAGGCGAGCCGCGCATCTTGGCGCAGCTGCTACTGCCCAAGTTGGTGAAGCTGCAGGGCTGGAATCTGGTGCTGAGCGGTATCGAGGAATTGAGGGAAGGGCCGGGCCGAGCGCGCGGCATGGCCCAGACATGGGTTTGTACGCTTCGAGTTCCCGGAAATGCCGTTGGATTTAGGGTCAAGGATACCTGCCAAAACGGCGCGCCCCTCCCAAAAAGTGGCATCCGCGATGCAAGCGGTACGCGCGGCAATCTGGTGGTGAGCACCGATTTCGTCACGCCGCTCCATCGGCACACGCTCTGCGCCGAGGTTCACCACCACCAGATATCCACGTTCCCAGCCGGCCGCCTCGTGGACTGCCATATCGAGTGGATGTCGGACGAGACCTTCGAACTGGGCGGCCTGCGTATCTGGGAAGCGCATGGTGATCGCCCACAGCGCCTGGAGCGTGCCGGCTGGCTATGCGAGGTCGACGTCAAGGAGCGAGAGCTGACGAAACGCGGGGCGCGGACGCTGCGGTAGGTCAGACAGGTCGCCGCAATTAGTTGCTGCGTGATATCATCTTGCTTTCTTGGTGTTGATCGCCTCTCGGTTCCGTTAGCGCTTAAAATTTATTGGCACGAATTTGCCAATTGCGATTTCAAGTCGTTGAATTTAAACGATTTTCGTTTCCGGCTCGAGGCACCAAACCCACTTTTCAGATTTGCAGGTAAAAGCCGCTTTCCCAGTGTTTTACGGGGCTAAAGCGGCTTTTTTGCCTCTGGAACCTTCGATACGAAAGCGGCGGCTTTAGCTTGGGAGGCGGAGCAGCGTACGGCCGCAACTCGGTGATGATTCGAGAGAATGGCCAAATGAGTTCGACCGCTTCAAGAGGGCTTCTGTCGAAGAACTTTTTTGCATGGCGCCGCCTTGTGTCAACGATGACAGGACATTCGATTAAATGTCTGTCGATCTCTATGACGGTTCCCGCAGAATTGGACGCCGCTCGTTGCATTGATCTGGAGAAGGTCGAGGACATGGTTAGTGAGCTCGAAGGTGCGCTCCAGTCGCATAATGCGCGCGCCGTTGGCATACTGCGATGACATCAAAAGGTCTGCCAGCGCAAGACGTTTCTTAATCCGACTGCTATTGTGGTCGCGCCGGAGAGGGGCGGACCAGACCGCTAGCGGGCGCGTAACGACCGCGCGCGCAGACTACAGATCGAATACATGCCTAGTCGCTTGGATTCGACGGAACCGGCTCCCAGTATCCCCCTGGAATTTTGGTTGTGCCCGCGCCGCCGCCACCACCGCCCCCACCCCCACTACTACCCGGTGGGGGAGGTGGAGGGTAATATGCAGGGGGAAGACCGCCACCTGCGGCCCAAGCTTCGCAATATGCCCGATATCTCGCCGAGCCTTTAAACTTCGCTTTGGCAGCGGCAATTACTGCATTTTCATACGCTAATGAACCTGGTGTTTTACCTGTGACTGACGACAGCAATAGACCGTATAGATCAGCCGGCGCACCAGGGCCTGGTACCACTATAGTTCCCTCGCCTCCGAGCCCCATTTCGTTAATATAGTTGAATACGAAAAGTGAGGCGAGTGCTTCACGTTCATAGCACCATTCTACTCGTTTTGCGGGATCGCCCGAATAAGCAGTATTGGAGCGTGTGGCGTAAAATGCGTGCCCGAGCTCGTGCAAAATAATCGACTGGTATGCGCTCATCCAAGGATTGGCGTTGGGTAGAGCGTTTGATAGGTCGGTAGCATCTCGCGGGTTTATTGACATCGTTCCTGGCCCGGCGATATTGTTATTAAGAGGACCGGGTTCATAAGTGCTATGGTTCGATGTGAATACTATAGTTGAGGTCGCGAGAAAATTATTTATAAACGAGGCTGTGTTAGGAGATTTTAAGTTATTAATTACTTGCTTTGGATCTGGGGGATTGGTTGGCGTAGTGACTGGCATATGACTCCCAAATTAAATAGGTTGACGTATGGTGGAAAGTGTTACATCGACGACGCACCCAGCTATCGATTTCGTCTCGACATACACATGTGGAGCACTTGGATTGATACCTTTGTAAAACGTGGTTTTGATCAATCCGGTGGGCGCATCGCTATTGCCGAAGGAGTCGGGAACTAGAGCTGGCCCTTGAATCGGCTTCACGTGCCAGAACTTATCTACCGCTTTCGTAGGAACACAGACATATTTTTGCGCAATCTGCATTCGAACTTGGGCGCCCATGTCAGACTCCTTATCTTTGCTTATCGTGCGTAATCCAGAGACGGTAAATGTTCTAACGTCCCAATTGACATTGTCATAGCTGCACGATTTTGCACCTGTCTTTTGAGGAAAGCAGACTGGTTCTTTGAATTGCGCCCGAGTGGTCGCGACAACCTTCGCCAACGTTATCTCATCCGGGTCCTGCGCCAAGTTGGCCAAATCATTGAATAACCTCCCCAATTGTTTTTTCTCATCCCAAGTGGCTTTGCCTCGGAAGTCTTTTGCGATAGGATATTCTTGAATTCTTTGCGAATTGGCGTTGCCAGCAGACAATATTCCGGACGTTAGTAAAACTAAGAAAAATTTTCCTTTATGCACGTTATCTCCAATATGTAAATGATTAACGGCCGTGGAGTTGCGTATATTTTAATATTCCGCGAGCCTCACCGCTAGCAGTGATTCGAGGATAGCACTCAGATCGTTTGATGCTTTCGCTCGCATGTACCGCTCACTTCGCAGATAGCATTGGAGCACCAACGAAGCCACCTTGCGGTGGCTTTTTCTATTCCCGCGCCCGATCGCGAGGCCACCATGCAAACTGATCTCACCGTCGCCGAGGTTCACGCCCGGATCCGCTGGGTTCGCATGTGCATGGCGCTGATCGCGATTCAGGAAGACATGGCCGCCGCGCGCGAAATCGCTGCTGCAGCGCCTCGCAAGCCGGCGCGCTGGTATGGCAGACTCCGCACCATTTTAATCTCAGCAAAATCAGAGCCTTAGCCGCTCCGCGAATAATCGAGTGGGAATGATTGCTTGGCGCTGCGAGCAGAGGTAAAATAGTGGCCCGAGCGAAACTAGTTGAATGTTTACGCAAAATTTACGCATTCTTCTGCTAAGTCGTTGAATCCATTTAAGATGCGATTCCGGCTCGAGGCACCACTCTTCAACTTTCTTCAATCATGGCTTCCGAAAAAACCGTCAAGTTTATTCTGGCCGCCGGCATGGTAGCCGTGGTGTTGGGCGTGGCCGGTTATGTGCTGGTGTTCTGGCACAACTACAACGGTTGCCAGCAACTGGAAGCGGAAGCGGCCAGAACCGGCAAACCGATGTCTTGCGCCGACATCAAGGCTGCCGCCAAGGCCCGGCGATAAAGCTGTCTGCGTGCTTGCGGCGGCGCGCCGCAAGGCCCAATATGCCCAGTCCGCCCAACAGCATGCCGTAAGTGGCCGGCTCCGGCACGGCGGCAACCTCGTGATACAGACCAATGGCGATGCTGGGGATGTATCCGGCATACATGGCTGACCAGTTGCCGTCCTTGTAATCATACGCGCCCGAACTCACCCCACCCATGGCCAGGTAATTGAAGCGGTTGGTCGCTTCGACCTGCAAGGCGAAATAATATGATCCGCTGCTCAGGGCAATGTCGCCAAAGTTGAAAAACTGCCGATAGGCGAGATCACCATGATTGGCACCGACGTAGGTGAGGGTAGGCGATATGCTGCTGTGGCCGGAGGCCAGCAGGGTGCCCGGGGAGCCGGCGACGCCGTCGGCCGCCAGGAACATCCAGTTGGCTGTTGTCGGTCCTACCCCGTCCCAATTGAACAAGACATAACTGGCCGCATTAATGACGCTGTCGTTGGCGAGCGTGAATAACTGTGCGGCATATTGATTGCCGCAGGCGGTGTTAAACAGGCAACTGCCACGAGTGACGTCCACGCCGGAGTCGAATACAGTAGTCGCCTGGACCGGGGCGGAAGTCAGGCTGAACACAAATGCTGTTGCAGTTGCCGCGACGAATTTCTGGACCATTTTCATTGCTGTCTCCTTTTAGTAGGTGAGAGGAGAAATTACAATAAAAATATGAAATTTACAATGGAATGCGCAAGCGTGCTTAAATACCTTCCACCAGCTTGAAGCCGGCCCACGACAAGGTGGTCACTTCCACCACCAGCACTTGCGGCTCGGCCTGGATGGTGCTGGCCAGACGGAACACGGCGTCGCGCACTTCGTTGATGGTTTCGTTCCCGCTGTAGCAGTACTCGCCTTGCGGCAGGTAGTAGCCTTTGCCGTCGTCCGCCTTGATGGCGCCGGCAACGTTGAACTTGGCCAGTTCGACGTTGATGCGGTCGTAGGTGTCGGCATTGGCGGCAGGGTAGGAAACGCGAATGATGTAGTTAACCATGTTAAATCCTTATTGTTGACACCGGCATCATGGCATAAAAAAACGCGCCGTAGCGCGTTTTTTGTTGAAGCAGAGAACAATCAACCCTGGCGGCGACGGCGTGCAGCGAAGCCCACCAGGCCCAGGCCGGCCAGCAGCATGGCGTAGGTTTCTGGCTCCGGCACGGCGGCAATCGCCGACACTGCGGTGGTGCTGAAAGTGGTGTAGTTGCCGTACTGGTTGGTTACGTAGGTCTGGAGGCCTGGCACGCCGTAGCCACCGTAGTAGCTCGAAATGCCGACGGTATTTTCACCCACCGCGACGTTGCCCAGCGTGATGGAGAAGGTCGCGCTCGAGCCGATCTGGTAGACCGATTCCGTGTACTGGCCCCAGAAGGTGAAGGTCTTGTAACCAACGACGGCGTCCATATTTTGCGAGGTGTTGGCGCCGCCCAGTGCCAGGTCCAGGCCAGTGGTCGAGAAGCCGGTGCTCCAGTAGCCAGGCGCGTGGTTGGCGCCGACGTAGGCGTCCGGCACGGTGGCGTCGATGAAGCTGGCGCCGGTAGGCACGTAGATGGTCAGGCCGTCGAGGCCGGTCTGGGTGCCGGCATAGCCCTGGCCGACGTTTTTCACGGTGTAGGTGAACACGTATTGATTGGTCTCGCCGACCACGGCGGCGGCGGACGAAGTGATTTCATATTGGCCGGTCAGGTTGGTCTCAACTGCGCCAGCCAGGCTGCTGATGGCAGCGGCAACAGCGAATGCGGCCAACTTGAGAGTGGTTTTTGCCATCATGATATTTCTCCGTGGAATTAATATTTACTTGAATGCATCCACGATAGCATGAACTTAGGATAATGTCGTTATCAGAGTGGAATGAATGTTGTAAATTCGAAAAAAAACAAAGCCCCGAGCAGGTAGGGGGCCTGTCGGGGCTTTGCGTCAATTGGCGGAGAAAGCTCGTTTGACTGAATGGAAGTGTAATTTTGCTTTCTTAAAATCGCCTTAGTAGAATGCTGGACGGATTCGAAGGATACCTATGCAGATCAAAATTAATGAAACACTGCGCGCTTACATTGAGCCGCTGACTGAAAATGAATACCAGGCGCTGGAGCGCAGCATCCTGACCGAAGGCTGCCGCGACGCGCTGGTGCTGTGGGAAGACGTGCTGGTGGACGGTCACAACCGCTACCAGATTTGCCAGGAACATGGCATCCCGTTTAAAGCCATCGAGAACACGAGCTTCCGCAGCCTGGAAGACGTGAAGCTGTGGATGATCGATAACAATCTGGGTCGCCGCAGCATTTCCGACTACCAGCGCGGGGTGCTGGCGCTGCGCAAGAAGGAAATCATGACCGCGCGCGCGCTGGAAATGGCGGCCGAAGCGGCAGCGGAAGACGCCCGCATCGCGCCGGAGGAAGGCGAGGGCGCGCCGAAGAAGCCGGCCGCCATGCCGCTGGCATCGCGCGAGGATATCGCCCGCGCCGCCCGTTTGAGCAGCGCGACCATCGGCCAGATCGAAAAGATCCAGAAGACCGCGACGCCGGAACTGGTGGAAGCGGTACGCGCCGGCACCATCTCGATCAACGCCGCCGCCACCGTGGCGTCGTTGCCGGAAGAGGTGCAGCTGGCGGCGGTCGCCGGCGGCAAGAAGGAGTTGCAGAAGGCCGCCAAGGAAGTACGCGACCTGCGCGCCGCTGCGCGTCCGGCCAAGGAGCCGAAGGAAGGTAAGGCTGCACCGGCCATCGATTACAGCGATATCCCGACCGACGTGCAGGAACTGCGCACGGAGAACGCCATGCTGCGCCAGAAGAACGCCGCGCTGCTGGAAGAGATCACCGTCCTGCAGCGCCGTATCTCCGAACTGGCGAACGCCTGATATGCGCACACCGCTCGCTCTCGCATGTTTAATTTCCGTGGGCGCAGCGGCTGCAGCAGCTGCAGCGCCCGTGGCTACGGTGAGCGAAGCGGTGCGCCTGAAGGCCGCCGCCAAACGCGTCACCATCTTGCGTGATAAATGGGGCATCCCCCACATCTACGGCAAGACTGACGCCGACGCGGTGTTTGGCATGGTCTACGCGCAGGCGGAAGATGACTTCCACCGCGTGGAGCTCAACTTTATCAATGCGATGGGGCGGCTGGCGGAAGTGGAGGGCGAGGCAGAGCTGTATAAAGACCTGCGCATGAAGCTCTTCATCAATCCCGATGAATTGAAGCGCCAGTACGCGCAAGCGCCGGCATGGCTGAAGAAGCTGATGAATGCCTGGGCCGATGGCCTCAACTACTACCTGCAAACGCATCCCGATGTGAAGCCGGCGCTGCTCACTCGCTTTGAGCCTTGGATGGCGCTCAGCTTCAGCGAGGGCAGCATCGGCGGCGATATCGAAACGGTGGACATCAAACAGCTGCAAGCTCTGTATGCGGACGGCGCCAAGCTGCCGCTGATGCCGCCGGTGCTGATGTCATCGCGTGATGGCATCGACATGGACAAGGAGCCGGGCGGTTCCAACGGCTTCGCCATCGCGCCGTCGAATACCAAAAACGGCCGCGCGCTGTTGATGATTAATCCGCACACCTCGTTCTACTTCCGTCCCGAGATCCAGGTGCACAGTGATGAAGGCCTGAACGCCTATGGCGCCGTGACCTGGGGCCAGTTCTTCGTCTATCAAGGCTTCAACGACCGCGTGGGCTGGATGCACACTTCCGGCGGCGGCGATGTGATCGACGAGTACCTCGAAACCATCAGCGAAAAAGACGGCCAGTTCTTCTACCAGTACGGCAGCGAACAGCGTCCGCTGAAAGCCGTGGACATCGCGCTGCCCTACAAGACCAAGGAGGGCATGGCCAGCAAGACGGTGCGCGTCTATTACAGCCACCACGGCCCGATCGTGCGGGCCAAGGACGGCAAGTGGGTCGCCGTGCGCCTGATGAACGAGCCGTTGAAGGCGCTGACGCAATCCTTCATTCGTACCAAGTCCCGCAACTACAAGGACTTCTCCAAGTCGATGGAGCTGCGCACCAACTCGTCCAACAATACCGTGTATGCGGATGCCGACGGCAATATCGCTTACTTCCACGGGAACTTCATTCCGCGCCGTGATCCGCAGTTCGACTGGAAGCATCCGGTGGACGGCAGCAATCCGGCCACGGAATGGAAAGGCCTGCACGAGGTGAAAGAGACCATCACGCTGTTCAATCCGAAGAACGGCTGGATCCAGAACACCAACAACTGGCCGTACACCGCTGCCGGCGCCTACAGCCCGAAGGTAAAGGACTATCCGGCCTACATGTCGATGAATCCCGAGAACCCGCGCGGCATCCATGCCGTCCGCGTTTTGGAGAACAAAAAGGACTTCACTATCGACAGCCTGATCGCCGCATCCTACGACAACCAGCTGCCGGCGTTTGAGCCGTTGCTGCCGCAACTTTTCGCCGCCTACGACGAACTGCCGGCCAACGATGCACGCAAGGCCGCACTGGCGTCGCAGATCGCTGCGCTGCGCGGCTGGGACATGCGCTACACGCTGGAATCGACCGCCACCTCGCTGGCGATCTACTGGGCGCAGGATTTGTGGACTACCTACCAGCCAGCCGCCAAGGCGAAAGAAGTGCAGGTGCTGGACTACATCCAGGCCGCCATCACGCCGCAGCAGCGCATCGAAGCGCTGGAGCGCGCGGTGGCCAAGCTGACCAAGGACTTCGGCAACT